ATCAGTACTCGCGAACTGATGGACAGTAATCGATTGGCCGAATTGAAGATAAAATGTATCATGTTAAAATATGATGATGCATCTAGAAAGATGATGAATAAAGCTACTTACCAAGATGAGATTAAATACATCATAGGGCATGAGAAAAGAAATAAATTTATAAGAAATTTAGCCATAGCTTCAGAAGGTAACACACTGGTGCTATTTCAGCAGGTGGAAAAGCATGGTAAGATACTACACAAAATGATAGTTAATAAGGTAAGTGAAGATCGCAAAGTATTCTTTATTTACGGTGGCACAGATGTCGAAGCTAGAGAAGAAGCTAGACATATAACAGAACAACAGAGTAATGCTATAATTATTGCCAGTTATGGCGTGTTCAGCACTGGTATAAATATACCATCGATACAGAATGTTATCTTTGCATCACCAACTAAGTCGAAGATTCGTAACCTGCAGTCGATTGGAAGAGGTCTAAGGCTAAAAGATGGAAAGACACATTGTAATCTATACGACATAGCCGATGATCTCCACTATAAGTCTTGGAAGAATCATACTCTTGGTCATCTAGCAGAAAGACTTAAGATTTACTCTGAAGAAAAGTTTTCCTACAAACTAGTAGAGGTAGATCTTGAATAGCGAAGTTACAGTAATCGTAAAGTTCATAAATGGCGATCAAGTTATTGCTCGTCTTTTAAATCAAACTCCTGACGGCATCTTGTTGTTTAGGCCTATTACGCTCAAGTCCTATCCAATGATGCATAATGGAGTGATAGGTGAGAGGCTTACCACTTCAGTATTCTGTCCAGTTTCGTTAGACGAATCGTTTGTATTTGATTTAAGACACTGCCTGTTCATCAACAGGCTTCATCCCAACATGGTGCATCACTACGAGAAACTCTCTGAAGATCTATATTCTAATCTCAGTCGTACTGTTAGTTTAGATCCTCTAGACGAGGAACCAGAAGAATCTTCCCCTGAAGATCTAACTGAAGAGATTCCAAAGGATGCTATCATTCATTAACCTGAAGATACATTATACCACCGTTCGTACAATCTGAAAAAACATTTTTATTCACCTTATAAAAATTTTACATAACAGATTGAATGTGTTATAATCTTGTTATGTTAACTATTATTGAATCACTATGGCTACCCACTATGTAAACAACGCAGAGATGCTTGAGTCTATCAAGCAGTACAAGTCAGCACTAAAGCTAGCTCGAGAAAATAAAGTAGAAGAACCTCGTATTCCAGAATACCTCGGTGAGTGTATTCTTAAGATCGCTACTCGGTTGTCACACAAACATAATTTTATAAACTATTCATACCGTGATGATATGATTCTTGATGGAATTGAGAATTGTATTCAATGTATGGATAGTTTTGATCCCAATAAATCTTCTAATCCTTTCTCATACTTCACACAGGTTATCTACTTTGCTTTCTTGCGCAGAATCGCAAAAGAAAAGAAACAGTCTTACATCAAAGGTAAGTTGATTCAAGAGATGCCGTTCGAATCATTTGAGATTCAAGATCATGATGACGATACAGACTTTGTTAATGCATACACTGCTTTCATTCAAGCTAACTCTAACTTCGACGATTCTTTCATAAAAAAGAAAGACAAGAAAAAGAAACCCGAGCAGTCTCTAGAAAATTTCTTGGAGGATGACGATGCTAACAGATAAAGACTGGCTAGATAAAGTTGCGTTGGCTGCGTCAATCTATTGTGAAAATCCTAAAGTAAATGAAGATGAGATTGATGGATTCATTGAATTTCTATTCAGAGTATATGGGTATCAAAGATTTATTACTATAAGAGGTGATCGTTGAGAGTAGCAATCATAACTGATCAACATTTTGGTGCGCGCAATGATAGTGTGCAGTGCTTAGATTACTATGAAAAGTTTTATAGTAATATCTTTTTTCCTACATTAGAACAACACGACATCAAACATATTCTTGTTTTAGGCGATACTTTTGATCGTAGAAAGTTCATAAACTTCAACACTCTTGCTCGTGCAAAGAAGATGTTCTTTCAAAAAGCATATGATCAGGGTCTCTTCATTACAATGATCGCAGGTAATCACGATACGTATTATAAAAATACAAATGACGTTAATAGTCCAGAATTAACTTTAGCAGAGTATTCTAATGTTATTGTCGTAACTCATCCAGAGACTTTCAATATTCACGGTGTGCCTGTGTGTTTTCTCCCTTGGATATGTGCAGACAACTATGCCGAATCGATGAAGGAGATTAAAGACACTAAAGCCGAGCTCTGCATGGGCCACTTAGAGATCTCTGGTTTCGCAATGTATAGAGGAGTGGAATCACATGATGGATTACCTAAAGACATATTTTCTAAATTCGATATGGTATTTTCAGGACACTATCATCATAAGTCTGACGATGGCCATGTGTTCTATCTGGGCAACCCGTATGAATTAACTTGGCAGGACTACAATGACCCTCGAGGATTTCATCTGTTTGATCTAAATACTCGCAATTTAGAATTTATACAGAACTCATATAGCCTGTTCGAAAGATTTGAATATGATGATACTATCTATGATCCGGATGGTATAGACACTAGTTTTGTTACTGATAAGTACGTCAAGATCATAGTAGTTAATAAAACAAATCTCTATAAATTCGATAAATTCATCAATAGAGTATATCAAAGAAATCCTCTAGAGGTTAAAATAGTAGAAGACTTCTCCGAATTCACCGAGGGTGAAGTAGATGAGTCTATTAATCTTGAAGATACGTCTAGCGTTCTCTCAAATTATATAGACTCATTAGAGACAGAGATCGATAAAGAAAAAATCAAGAGCTTCATGAAGAGTTTATACACTGAAGCTGTCAACAGGACTACTACATGATCATATTCAAGACGCTGAGTTGGCGTAACTTTTTGTCTACAGGCAACGCTGAGAATAAGATTCTACTAAACAAATCGCAGAGCACTCTCGTCATAGGTCGTAATGGCGAAGGTAAGTCAACTATGTTGGACGCATTGACGTTCGCTCTCTTTGGTAAACCGTTTCGCAATATCAACAAGCCTCAGCTAATTAATTCCATTAATGGAAAGAACTGCCTCGTAGAAATTGAGTTCTCAATAGGTACCAACGACTATAAGATAGTTCGTGGTATGAAGCCGAACGTGTTTGAAATCTGGCATAATGGCTCTCTATTAGATCAGAACGCTGCAGCTAAAGACTATCAAACGACGCTAGAGCAACAGATCCTTCGCCTCAATTATAAGACCTTCACACAGGTTGTTATATTAGGATCTGCTTCATTCGTGCCGTTCATGCAGCTGCCACCAGGCCAACGACGTGAAGTCATAGAAGATATTCTTGACATCAGTGTATTTTCAATCATGAACCAAATTCTTAAGGAGCGAGCTAGTGAGAACAAAGATCAGCTCGTCGCGATTGATAATCAGATTGCGATTGCAAAGAACAGTGTTGAGATACAGAAAAAACTCATTGGGACACTGGTTAGTTCTAAAAGGGACCAGGTGGCACAGATCAATAAACAGATTGAGGACAATGAAGCAGAGATTGATGCTAATGAAAAGCGTTGGGAAGAACTAAGTGAAAAGATGAATCAACTTATGTCTAGCGCTGAAAATGCTGAAGAACTTGAAGATCTTATATCTAGCGCCATAAAAACGAAAAGCGCATTCATTGCCACTAAAGAACAAACAGAAAAGAATCTGAACTTCTTTCATGACAATGAAAACTGTCCTGCATGTTCACAAGGTATACCACACTCTTACAAGCAAGATATTATCACTCGCTTAGACGAAGACAGAAAGGAAATTTCCTTTAATATCAAAATCTTAGAAGACGCTCACGATAAGCTTATTGCTAGACAGAAAAAATTAAATAAACTTAATGAAGAACTTCTAGCTCTCAACGTGCAGTGTAATAGTCTAGTCACAACTAACAACACACTCATAAAACAGAACAAGAAGCTTCGTGAAGATATAGAGTCGGCAACTAACGACACGGCGAATGTCGACGCTGAGAAGAAAAAACTCAAGCAGATAGCCGACGACGCTTTGTTACTCATCGAACGAAAGAACGAATTGTTTTCAGAAAAACAGATACACGACGTCTCTTCAATCTTATTGAAAGATACTGGCGTAAAGACAGCGATCATCAAAGAATATCTACCTGTGATGAACAAGCTGATCAATGGATATCTGACTGCTATGGACTTCTACGTACACTTCGAACTAGACGAAGCTTTCAATGAAGTAATCAAGTCGAGATTTCGTGATGAGTTTACTTACGCTTCGTTCAGCGAGGGTGAGAAGATGCGTATCGACCTCGCGATACTCTTTACCTGGAGACAGATCGCTAAGATGAAGAATTCAGTCAATACGAATCTATTGATACTCGACGAGATCTTTGACTCTTCACTCGATAACTCGGGTACCGACTATTTTCTCTCGGTCATGAACGCTCTCGGTGATAAGTCAAATGTGTTTGTGATATCACACAAGGGCGACCAACTCTTTGACAAGTTCCACTCAGTCATCAAGTTCGAGAAGAAGAATGACTTTTCAACTATAGTCTAGATCTGTTTACAATAATTCTTGATTGAGATATGATTCCAATCATGAATACACAAACTCAAACTATAGATAGGCTGGCGAAGCTTCTCGCCACCGAAAACATCGACGTCATCCGCAGTAATGTCGTTACTGCTGCGTTTGATATTGTCAATCGTATCCTCATCCTTCCACGATGGAAGGACATGACAGAAGAAATTGAAGAGATGCTCATGCTGCACGAGGTGGGCCATGCTCTCTTTACTTTAAAAGACACTTACAGTGCTGTCTTTAAAGAAAAAAAGTACTTGGCTCAATATGCCAACATCGTAGAAGACGTTCGCATCGAACGCAAGATGAAAGAACGCTATCCGGGCTCGCGCAAGTCATTTAACGCTGGATATAGACAACTCAACGAACGTAACTTCTTTGGGGTTAACGATCGCGATCTCAGTACTATGCTATTGATCGATCGCATCAATATCTACTACAAGGTAGGATTCAACAGTGGTGTCAAATTTACTCAAGACGAGTATCAGTTTGTTCGTAGAGCAGACCAGTGTGATACTATCGAGGATGTACTTAACCTCGCAGAAGAGATCTATCAGTATTCTAAAGCGAATTCTAAGACCGAGGAACTCAAAGAGATCGCTGATCGTCTAAAAAAAGAAATCCAAGAAGAACGATTGGATGACGACGATTATTACGACGATTACGAAGATACAGAAGATAATGATGCTTCAGACGGTGAAGATGAAGATGATCTGGATGGTGAGTATGAACAAAACTCAATGAGTCACCTTCCTACTATTCTAGAACCTAATCTAGAGCCAGAGACTACTCACATCTTTGATAAGAAGCTTGAAGAACTAGCTGACGAGAACTTGGTTATCAACTACTTTAATCCAGTGTTCAACGTTGTGTATCCTGGGTCAAACATAGTTCCATACAATAAAGTTCTCGCTGAACTCGGTGGTGAGCTGCATAACTCTTATGAGCATGTCCTTAAATTTAAGTCTTCTACTGCGCCGATGGTGAGCTACTTAATCAAAGAATTTGAGATGAAGAAGTCTGCTGAGTCTTACAAGCGCTCAAAAGTAGCTAAGCTCGGGATGCTGGATTCAAAAAAGCTCTATGCATATAAGCTTAAGGACGACTTGTTCCGTCAGATAACTCGTGTCGACGACGGGAAAAAACATGGTATGATATTCTTGCTCGACTGGTCTGGTTCGATGGGTAGTTGTCTCGAAGAGACTATCGAACAGGTCATCAATCTGGCTATGTTTTGTCAGCGAGCTCAGATCCCTTACCAAGTGTTCGCATTCACTAGCTCATACAAACAAACCTCAGACGATTTTGACGAAGGTACCTGTAACGAAAACGGAATAGGCAACAGCAAATTTTTCAATCTTCTAGAATTCTTCAGTCATAAAATGACTAGCGTTGAATTTAATAAAATGATCACGTGCCTATTGTGTCACCCTTGGACACGCAACAACTATGGTCTCGGTGGAACGCCATTGAACGAAGCTCTGTTGTATATGACAGAATACGTTGGTAAGTTCATTAAAGATAATCAAGTTCAAAAAATGTCGTTCATCACACTCACCGATGGCGAGGGTGGCGCTCTTACTGCAAGTAAATACTTACATAACGGTATGATGTACGACAACAGGTATAGACGCGTAAACATGAAGTCGATTCTTAAAGATCCGATGACCAAAAAAGAGTACGAGCTATCGAATGAATCAAATAAGCAAACTGCTACCCTCTTGAATGTGATTAGAGACCGTTGGAACACCAAAAATATTGGGTTCTACTTACTTCGTGTTCATTATCGTTCAGTCAGCGATTTTCTTAAAGAAAATATGTGTTATTCAAATGAGCAAGAAAAAGCAATTCTAACAGAGGAGATCGTACAGTCTATGCGTAGAAATAAGTACGCTGTGATGAACAACATTCCTGGAAGAGACGAGTTCTACTTTCTTCCAAACAACGTTAAGATTGATGACACTGGATTAGAAAATGTGGACAATAGCATGTCTGCTGGTGCTATATCCCGTCAACTCGGTAAGATGTTCAACACGAAGCGTACCTCTCGAGTGGTTCTCTCTAAATTCATTGATCAAGTTTCTTGATTGTTTACAATAATTCTTGTATTTGATATAATACTCTTATGAAAACTGATAAAACATTCATCGAAGCCCTAGTCGCTGAGTTTCCTGACGTACAGACCACTGGTCAAGTAAGTCGAGCTCAGATCCAACAAACCATGATTGCCCACAATGTCACTAAGTGGCCTACGTGGCTGATCAATAATGCCAATCGCGTAGGCCGTGGTCTGTACGCGATCCCTGGAGCTAACATCAAACATGAAGAGAAAGTCGTGACTGCACCAAAGAAAGCAGATCCGTCTTTAGTACCAGACACTGATCCTAATTATGTACCATTCGGCAACTTTAAAGACATCGATCTCATCATCAAGTCGCGCGAGTTCTATCCGGCGTACATCAGCGGCCCGACCGGCAACGGTAAGTCCATGATGATCGAACAGGCTTGTGCTAGAAACAAGCGCGCACTTATTCGTGTAAACCTTAATATGATGACTGACGAGGATCAGCTCATTGGTTCTAAGACTCTGATAGACGGCAACGTAGAAATTGTTGAAGGTCCAGTTCTAATCGCGATGCGATCAGGCATTCCTTTGCTGCTGGATGAGATCGATGCAGGTGCTGCCAACACCCTGCTATGTCTTCAGCCGATCCTCGAGGGTAAACCATATTACTTCAAGCTTAAGAATGAGCTGATCTATCCTGCAAAAGGTTTCACTATCTTTGCGACTGCTAACACCAAAGGTAAGGGTTCTGACGACGGTCGGTATATTGGTACCAACGTGCTGAACGAAGCTTTCCTCGAACGTTTTGCTGTTACTTTCAACCAAGAGTATCCTTCGCAGACAGTAGAGAAGAAGATCGTCATGAATTTGATGTCTTCGTTGAACTGTGAAGACGAAGAATTTGCTTATACTCTAGTTAAGTGGGCAGACGCGATTCGTCGGACTTTTGCCGACGGTGGTGTAGACGAAACAATCACCACTCGTCGATTGGTCCACATCATCCGCGCCTTCTCGATCTTCAAGGACAAGAAGAAAGCCGTCGAGCTGTGTATCAATCGATTTGATGATGTCACTCGAATCGCGTTCGGCGACCTGTTCGAGAAAGTTTCTAAACCAGAGACTGAGCAGCCTGAACCAGTTAAGGAGGTGAAACCTGAAGAAATTGCCTTCTAATTGATGTTTACATCTAATCTTTTACCTGTTATAATATTATTTCTTGTGAGGATCTCAATATCATGAATTATTCAAAACTTTCTAAAGCTCAAAAACGCTGTATCGATGCTTTCGTTCGTGTTCGCCCTGAGTTGGCCAATGCCGAGTCTATCACTCGGCCCGAGATTGAAGAGCTGTTCTTTAAGCTCTACGACGCTCGTGAAACTGGTGGCGAGAAGATCGGCTATCCAATGTGGTTGGTCAAAGGCGAGAAAGTATCGCGCGGTGTGTACAAGTTCCCTGCACCTGCTCTAGCAGACTCTAAAGAAACTTCAACTTCTAGTGTGAAGGCTACTGCGTCTAAGTCGGCAGCTATTCAAAACACTAAAGAGGAAGAACAATTCTTTAAAGATCTGCAAGAGTATGGTGTAACGGAAAAGGCGTGATCACGCCATCTTTAATTTCATAATGGAGAAAAATCGAATGTCGAAAATTTCTAAAGTTCATTCTTATCTTGTTACTGGCGCTGAACTTACCCCGCGTCAGATTCGTTCCAACTTCGGATTGAAGAATCCGCACGACGCTATCTATCAGCTTCGCAATAAGGGCGTATGTGTGTACACCAACTTCACCACGTTGAGTGATGGCACCTCGACCGTTAAGTATCGTATCGGTACTCCTTCACAGCGTATGATCGCACTGGCGCGTATTGTTGGTGGTGCTGAGTTCTTCCGTCGTGGTCGCCGCAGTTAAGATAGAGTGATCGGAAAAGAGGACCGTATGGTCCTCTTTTTGCTTTATTTTAGTCTTAGGTGCTATTATGGCGAAACAAAAACAAGTAGATGAAGTTATTGCTTCACAAACTGCTACTACCGGCGGACGAAAATTCGACGCCAACAAGTTGGAATATGGTCTCATTCCTCCTCTAGCTTTAGAAGAGATGGTGAGAGTACTTACATTTGGAGCTCAAAAATACGAGCGTGGCAACTGGAAGAGAGTTCCAGACTCTAAGCGTAGGTATTTTGATGCTATGGAAAGACATATTTGGGCTTGGAAAAAGGGTGAACAGCTAGATCCTGAATCAAATATTCATCACCTAGCCCATGCTGCATGTTGTTTGTTCTTTTTATACGAACACGATGTATTATACTCTAAAGAGGAGAAAGAAAATTAAATGGAACTTTCAAAAGAAACACTAACACTAATTAAGAATTTTGCTGGCATCAACGGCAGCATCATGCTTAAAGCTGGGACGCGGCTAGCTACGATCTCAGAAGGTAAGAACGTCATGGCCGAAGCGACTATCGCTGAGGACCTCCCGATCGACTTTGGTATCTACGATCTTAACGAGTTCTTAAATGTGGTATCCTTATTCCAAACAACCAACCTCGACTTCTCACAAAAATACGTCATGGTTTCTGACGGTGGATCGAGTAAGATCAAGTACTTCGCAGCAGGCGAAGGAGTCGTCAAAGCAGCTCCCAACACAGTCAAGTTCCCAGGCGGTGACGTCGAGTTCACGCTCGAAGCCAGTCAATTGGCTATGATCCAACGAACTTCATCTGTGCTGAAAGCAACTGATGTTTCTATCGTTGGAGCAGATGGTAAGCTTAAGGTAGTGGTATCAGACAAAAAGAACGATACTTCTAACGCATATGAGATGACTCTCGGTGAGACAGACGAAACATTTCGTGCCAACATCAAAGTGGAAAATCTCAAGATGCTTCCTAACGATTATCAGGTTTCTATCTCTAAGAAAAAGATCTCGCGATTTAAGCATACCGCTTCTGATCTGACTTACTACGTTGCAGTTGAAGCTGACTCTGAATTCTAGGAGTTCAAATGGAGAGACGTAAATTTCTTAAGGGCTCCGGCATGGTAGCTGGAGCAATAGCAGGTGTTGTATTGGGTTATAGACAATACAACAATAAACCTGTAGTTGATAAGAAAGTGCTAGATGAAGTTGATGCCAGTAGTATGAGCTTACAGCTGACACACGGATACGGCGCTAAGAAAGATCCAATCCCTCAATTTGATGAGGATGATCCTAATAGATTTTATATAATTTCACCTACGGCTCAGAACTATGATAAAATGGTTACTGTAGCAATTAAACCTGGACCTGATGGTAACTTATACATCAAAACAAACAACGAGTGGAAGCAAGTACTAACATCATGAGTCAATATCTCTGGGTTGAGAAGTATCGTCCTAAAACAATCGATGAATGTGTTCTCCCTGAATCTCTTAAGAACACATTTAAGGAGTTCATCGCTTCTGGTGAACTCCCTAACTTTTTATTGTGTGGTAGTGCTGGCGTCGGTAAGACTACGGTTGCTAAAGCGCTGTGCAATGAGATCGGCGCCGAGTATCTATTCATTAACGGCTCAGAGGAATCTGGTATCGATGTTCTTCGTCATAAGATTAAGAACTTTGCATCGTCTGTTTCCTTGACCAATGCAAAGAAGGTAGTTATCCTTGATGAAGCTGATTATCTTAACGCTAATTCTACTCAGCCTGCTCTCCGTGGGTTTATCGAAGAGTTCAGTAATAACTGTCGATTTATCTTCACCTGCAACTTCAAAAACCGAATCATCGAACCTTTGCATTCTCGATGTGCGGTGGTCGAATTCAAAATAGAGAATAAAGATAAGCCTACTATTGCTTCACTCTTCTATAAGAGAGCTTATCAGATTCTCGAGATGCAGGGCATAGAGACTGATTCCAAGGTATTGGCTCAGCTCATTATGAAATATTTTCCTGATTATCGCAGGATCATCAACGAGCTGCAGCGATACTCCGTCAGTGGTAAGATCGACGCTGGAATTCTAGTAAATCTCAGTGAAGAGTCGTATGTTGAACTAATCAAGAATCTTAAGGCCAAGAATTTTACAGAAGTTCGTAAGTGGGTTGCGAAAAACTCCGATACGGACAGCGTAGAAATCTTTCGCAACTTGTACGACAAAGCTAACGATCATGTAGAACAAACTAGTATTCCTCAGTTGGTACTTATCCTTGCTGACTATCAATACAAAGCTGCGTTTGTCGCCGACCGCGAACTAAACATCATGGCAGCTCTTGTTGAGGTAATGTCGGGAGTTAAGTTCAAGTGAACGAATATTTAATTTTCTACATCCTAGGTTTAATTACATTTTTTTATCTGGGATGGAGACTTAGAGAATGGTGGGCAATTAGAAACATGCACAAGATATTGTCGACGTTCGAAGAGGAACTACAAGAAACTATCACTAAGTCTATTATAAATGTTACTGTAGAGAAAATAGAAGGTATATTTTATCTCTATAATCGAGACGACAACTCATTCTTGGCTCAAGGCAAAGATATATCTACACTTATGTCTGTGTTAGAAAAACAGTTTCCAAATACTACTTTCAATCTTTCTAGAGAACACTTCGACATGTTGAAAGGAGCCAAGTGAATTTCTTTGACTTCTTAAATTCTATAAACGACAGCAAAGAAGATCTGCTAAAGAAAGACCCTCTTTCTGAGAAAGACTATAACTCATTCATGGTAAATCGTGGATTGTCTTATTTTGGTGACACGATACTATACGCCAATGAGATGAATTCTAGAACTGACATACCAAAGAAGTGGCAGTACGAGTTCTACCTCTATGGAATAAAGAAGAAGAGACGATTTTCTAAATGGCATAAGAAAGATGTCAATGGGGAAGATCTCAAACTGGTCATGGAAGAATATCAGTACTCTACCAAGAGAGCTCTAGAAGTCTTGAGTTTACTGACCGAAGAGCAGCTACAAACCATACGGGAGAAACACGACACCGGAGGAAGATGAATCATAAAGTTGTATAAATAATTCAGTCTGATGAAAACATAATGATCAGAGTATAAAAAAGGAACAGTGAGATGACTGAATTAATTTACTACGACTGGACCGTAGACTCAATGTTGGAAGTGATTCTACCAGAACCAGATAATTTTTTAAAAGTAAGAGAGACTCTAACTCGTATTGGAGTCGCTTCAAGAAAAGACAAAACTCTATATCAGTCTTGTCACATCCTGCATAAACAGGGCAGATACTTTATAGTTCACTTTAAGGAGCTCTTCGCCTTAGATGGGAAGGAAGCTAATCTTACAGTTGGAGATGTAGAGAGACGTAACACGATTGCTAGTTTACTTTCAGACTGGGGTCTGCTTAAGATAGTAGTCCCATCTAAAGTAGATCAAAAGGTTTCTTTATCGCAGATCAAAGTGGTTGCGTTTAAAGAAAAAGGTGACTGGAATCTAGTCGCTAAATATAATATAGGTAAGAAAACCTCAACTAAGTAATTGGAGAAAACATGCTTAAATTTGAATTGACTCTAGATGAAGCAAACATGATTCTTGCCGCGCTTGCTAAAGCGCCGTTCGAGCAAGTAGCTGGATTGATTGGTAAGCTTCGCGAGCAGGCCCAGCCTCAACTTCCAGCCCTTGAAGCAGCACAGAAAGCTGCTCAGGAAGCAGCTCAAAAAGCTATCGAAGACACTCCAGTCGAAAGAAAGCTGCCCAACTAATATAAATAGTTTTGTCCCAATCGGGATGGGAACTAGGCTGGGCATCCTGGATAAAACTGCCTGCCATGCCTTCGGGGTGGTAAATTAATTAACTCGCTTAATAAAGGAGAAAACTATGAGTGATTCGTACGATACGTACGTCTGTGGCGTTTGTGGCCATGAGCACAATGAAGAAACCGACGGCAAGTGGGAAGACCTTGCTAAATTCTGGCTCTGTCCAGAGTGTGGTTGCCATAAAGACGAATACACTAAACTTTAATACTCGCTTAATAAAGGAGAAATTAAATGACATATCTATTGCCTTCCGTATTTAAAGATCTCAAAGATTTTGAGAAATTCTTTGTAGGATTCGATGATCAAGTGCATCACTTGAAAAGACTCCACGACGATCTTACAAAAAACATTCCTAACTATCCTCCATACAATATCCGCAAGACCGGAGATAACACCTACACTATTGAGATGGCTGTAGCTGGTTTTGGTCAAGGTGAGATTGATATTGAGCTTGATGGTGGACGTTTGGTGGTTCGTGGAAACGCATCGGCCGAAGCCGATCCTAATGACTACATTTTCAAAGGTATTGCTTCAAGAGCATTCACTCGTTCCTTTGCTATCGACGATAAAGTCGAAGTAAAGAACGCAGAACTCTTCAATGGCATGCTTCGTATTGCTTTGGAACGCATG